TGCACCATACGTTGCACCGAGGCCTGATCAATTTTCGCCCGTGCGAGGCGAAAAGAAATGAAGGCAGTAAAGCCGGAGAGCATTGCAAGCGTGCTCTACAAGGAAGTGCGCTCGACATTCGTCGAGGCGAAGCGTCAGGGAATCAGCGAGATCGGTATCTCGTACTCGACCTTCGAAGGAATCATGATTAGGACAGGGACGCTCAACGACCCTGCGACCATCCGCGCAAAGTGGAGGGCCCTCATCAGCATGGAAGTCATCCGTCCGAGGGATCCCGTCAACGGCAAGTATGGAAAGGCCAGCATCAACATCGCGAAGTTCGGCCTTCTCTGTCCGATCTCCTCATCCCCTTATGATGCGAGGGAGATAGATAGAGAGATAGAGATAGACATGTGCGGGGAGGGCTACTGATGGAAGCCGTCTCTTCCAATCTGCGCATCTGGGCGGCGGGCGCGAACGTTCCCGAGAATGCCACCCGTCCAATCAAGGGCGGTCGTCTGAAGAACATGACGGACATCTCTCCAATCTGGAGATACAGAGTCCTCACAGAGGTTTTCGGTCCCATCGGAATAGGCTGGAAGTTCAACATCGTCAATCAGTGGCTGGAGACGGCTCCCGACGGCACAATCAAGGCCTTTGTCGATCTGGATTTCTTCTATCTCGATTCCGAGAGCGGGGAATGGTCCGAGCCGATCCGTGCGAATGGCGGCAACAGCTTCTACGTCAACGAGAACAACGGATGGTACGTCAACGACGAGTGTTTCAAGATGGCGACGACTGATGCGCTCTCTGTCGCGTGCAAGTACCTCGGCATCGGAGCTGACGTTTACTGGTCTGCTGACCGCACAAAGTACACTCTGTCAGAAGAGGGCGAGGTCATGGCCCACACTCCAACAGAGGAGGAGATCAAGGCCGAGAACCGCGCCAAGAAGTTCAGTCACGCCGACGAGTTCATGGCAGGTCTGAGGGTCGATAAGCCCCAGGAGGCTCCAGCCAAGACTACGGCTAAGGAGTCTGAGCCGGAGAGGCCCAAGACCAAGACGCCATCCAGAAGCGAGATCCAGAAGCGTCTCTGCCAGATTCGCGACACGGAGGACTGTCAGGAGCTCAAGGACCTTGCCGCCATGAACCAGTGGGGCACCAGCTTCGGAAAGTGGTCCGACGAGGAGATTTTTGCGGCCTACAAGGACCTCGTTGCCAGGGGGGTGGACATATGAGCCTGTTGCACCAGTCTCGCCATCCCTGTGTCCATTGCCAGGGTAATGCGTTCAGAGCCGAGTTCGAGGAGGTTGACGGCCTCGGGCCCGTCAGGTATCTCCGTTGCCTCAACTGCGATGCGGCTTATCCTGAGTACTCCGAGAGGCAGAGGGAGATCCTTGAGAGCTGGGAGGCCGAGGAGGATGCCGTGCGCACCCAGGCACAGGCGGAGATCGCAAGAGAGATTCTAGAGGAACAGCACCCTGAGATCTCCAGACCCTTCGCTGTCCGTGTCAACGGTGGCCGCATCGGCATGTTTGCATCACAGGCCGAGGCCAGCACGGCCATGCGTCAGTACGCAGAGCAGTGGGCCAAACCCGGATCGAAGCTGGAGCTCTGGCATGAGCCATACTATGGGGCTCGCAAGTGCCTGGAGGAGGTGTCTGCTTGAGCTTCATCGTTGAGATCGACGGTCAGCGCATCGGAGGCTCCTTCATCAGCCTTGCCGCCGCCAAGAGGTTCGCGCAGAAGCAGACTGCCGAGGAGACGGTCGAGTTCTATGAGGAGAAGCCGAACGGCCTTCTCCGCATCGACGGCTGGGAGGTGAAGGCATGACGTGGATCATCACCGGCACCTGCCGCGACCGCAACATCTTCTCCAAGACGTTCGGCCAGTCAATCCCCTGTGTCGAGGCCTATGACGATCCCGAGGATTTGGTTATCCATCTCCTGAAGTCTGGGGCTTTGGACGAGGTCCTTTGCTCCATGCTCGGTCGCGTTCTGACTCCTGACGTCTTCCTGGACTTCCTGAAGGACTCGCCCAGCATGACGTGCGGCGAGGCATTGGACAGCGTCATCGAGGATGTCGCAAGCGCACTCTTCCGCGAGGGCCTTGGCATCATAGAGGGCCAGGATGTCACACTCAAGGGCGTGGTTCTGGCCAAGTGGGTCGAGGAGGTGGAGGAATGACTGAACCATACACCTTCGAAGACCTCTCCGCCATCTACTATGTGGAGCTCAAGCACTCCGCTCTCGCAGAGGTGCCCAAGGACTTCTATCAGAGGGTTGCAGAGACACGCAGGCAGGCTGTCGCCGACCTCTGTGCTGAGAGGGAGAAAGACCCAGATTCAATCATGTGCGAAGGCGCACAGAGACGCATGGTGAAGACCCGCAGGCTTGCAGAGGACATCCTGCGCAACCGTGCCTGGAAGGTCTGCCGCTTGGGCATCCAGAAGGGGATGGGAGATGATTCGAGACTCCCTGATCTCCCTCCAGAGGAGATGGTTCTGCTCCTCCAGGTCGCAGGGAACTACGCAGATCTGCGCAACGCGATGAAGGGGGTGGGGGAGTGATCCCGGATCACATCTACATCGACATCAGAACATGCGATCTCACACTGTCACAGGTCATGGCCGAAGTCGCCAGACTCCAGGCAGAGCACCCCGAGCAGGAGATCTTCATGGACGGCGATGCCTACGCGATAGTCGGCCGCGACAGGATTCAGACATCCAAGGGGGAGACGGCATGAGTCTGATAACATGCTCGCGTACAATCGTCGCATCAGCCGATGATACCGTCATCCTCACAATCATCGACAAGGACACCTCCGAGGAGACAAGCGTTGTTTTGTCCCCAGACATCTCCCGCACCATCGCTAAGGGCCTCATCAAAGCCGCCAAGCATGCGGCGAGGTTCAAGCCGCTCGACAAGGGGGTGGCCTGATGGCCGGAGGATCTTGGAGAGTGGCCATCGCGCTGACGACCGGTGACAAGATTGTGGCCCGTTGCCGCAGTCAGGATGAGGCCCAAAATCTGGTTGACGAGGTCAGGGAGTGCATCGAGACCCGCACTTGCCCGACAGTCATCCACACCAATGGCGAGAGTCAGACTAGAACCACGACCATCAACCCCGCCCACATCGTCGATGTGTGGCTTTATCGCGTCCAGCAGAACCAGGAGGGGTACTGATGGCCACCCGCTACATCGACCGCATGGCGGTTTACAAGGTAATCAGGGACAACGGGCCCATGACTGCCGCAGATGTCTGCAAGGCCCTTCCGGACCTTCCATCCAAAACCGTCAACGGTGCCATCTGCAAGTTGCAGGGGGATCTCATCGAGGCAGTCAGCAAGGACAGCAAGGGCACTGCCACATGGGGGGCGATCAGATGACTGCGATTTTCGACGGTCACCTTATCGTCCGGGTAGGTGGCAAGGGCATCGAACCCTGCTGTGATTCGATGAACCGGGCTGTGATCCTCGGTGCTGTCTATCGTGGCACCACGGGCAAGAGGCCATGCGTCAGCATGAGGATGTCGGACAAGTCTGGCATCCCGATCTGCGTCTGTCCCTTCTGCAGAGCAGGCGTGGAGGTAGTAGAATGAACGCCTCATGGAATGTGGTGGCGGTCATCCGCAACCCCCTCAGCAGAGGAAGGAAAGGCGAGGAAGTGATCTTCTCCATCCTCGGAAATAGTCCGACTTTGGAGGAGGCGAAGGACCTTGCCAAGTTCATGGCGGCTGTCATCCGCGATGATGGCTTCCTCGCCCCTCCGGACATGGACAAGCTCATCATCATGGGGCATGAGATCCATTCCATCATGGTCAGGGAGGCGTGCCGATGACACGCCCGCAGTTAATGCCGTGTCGCGCCTGCGGCTCTCCAACCGTCAACGTCTATCGCACAGTCGAGCGTCCTTCTGCGGCATTCGTGATGTGCGACGCCTGCGGATACCGTGGACGCAAGACCGATGACGGAGATGCCGTTAGAGCCATCCATCTCTGGAACCGTGAGAGCAACCTGAAGCTCTGCCCCTTCTGCGGAGGAGCTTCCGAGATCCATGACGTCGATGGCGAGGCCATGGTCGTCTGCCCCTTCTGCGGTATCAGGACACAAACAGACACGCTGGAGAAGGTCACGGAGACCTGGAACTGCAGGACGGAGGTGGACTGAATGCCGTGGACATTCTGCATCGACCTCATGCCAGAGTCGAAGACCATCGACGCAACGCTGTCGCCTGTGATCTCCGACCCGGCGAAGCTCATAGACGCGCTCTTGAGAACAGACATGCTCAGAGAGATCCGCGAGAGGTGGGAGCAGAGAAATGCCGACCATCTCATCAGAGCCATCGAAGCCGACCCCAGACAGAACGGCTATCACTATACGAAGCTGTTCGACGGCTGGTTCAAGGACTGGCTTCTGAAGCACCATATGCCCGAGAAGGGCAAGGACTACATCATCGACGATAAGCTCTGTGCACGCTGGATTGACTGCTTGGAGGAGGTGGTGCAATGATATACCACGTCCTCAGCGTCATTCTTCAGAACGGGATGACACTCAGGTGCGCATTCACAGACCCCTGTGAGGCGGCCTTTGTGGAGGGCAAACTGCATGGTGCGATGCTGTCCAGAGAGGCCAGGATGGTTCTGATTGGCTCAAGCGACATCCCTCGGACAGAACTCGGCCCAAACGCTCACAGGGCGAGCATCCCGGCCCGCAATATCGTTGGCATCATCACAGATGTTCAGGAGATGGATCCCGCGCAGGTCCCTGATGGATACATCGAGGTGGTCTGATGGAGTCCAGGACCTATCCGGAGATTCGTCGGGAGATCATCGACCGCATTGCGGCGAACCCGATGAGCCCGGACGAGATCAAAAGCGTTCTCAAGAACGATCCCGCGCAGGTCGTGGATGACATCACATCCTACCTCGTGCAGACAGGTGTTGCCGTCTGGGATTCCAGCGGGTACAAGCTCACAATCCCATGCAAGGGGGCGAGCGAATGATTGCCGCCGATCCGATGGATGACATCCTCCAGGTCGTCACGGACGTCCGCAAGAAGGCCCGCCAGGTTCAGCAGAACGGAGTAATAACCATCCGTGACCATGAGGAGCTTTCCAAGCTCATCAGCGGCCTGGACGCATTCCGCGAGTATCAGACAGGGGGAGTTCTGTGACAGACTTCCCTACTGCCCTGACGATCATCCAGCGCAAGGCCGACCCAGAGGAGCTGTGGACGGTGATCCACGACACCGTGGAGGCGTGCGAGATGATGCCCTGCCGTTTCCAAGAGGGCGAGTGGACGCGCTACACCTGGACAGACGGAGAGTGCCGTGTGGTGTCCCTACGTCTGTCCGATGACGGTGTGGAGGTCTGGGAGAATGACATGGTTGCCTTCCGTAGGACCAGCTCCAGCGAGAGGACGCACATCAAACCCTACCTCGGAGTCATCTATGACGACTTCAAGACCATCTGGAATGCCATCGCCAAGCTCGTCGATGTAAAGATAGACGCAGGGTGGTTCCGATGACGACGACAGAGGACAAGATCCTCAGCATCATCCGGAGCAGTGGCCCTATCACTGCCGTGGACATCGTCAGCGTCTATGAGAGAACCCATGGATACATCTCGCCTGATAAGGTGTACTACTACCTTGGCCGTCTTGAGTCCAAGGGTCTTGTGCAGAGGAAGGGCATACAACCCAAGGCTCTCAGATGGGGTCGCGACCCTGTTCTTTTCGAGGCGGTGGCATGATGAATCCTCGCATTTGCCTCCTCTGTCATCAGGAGTATGTCCCCATCCACGGGATGCAAAAGGTCTGTCGCTCCTGCCGCGACCGCTACCGGAACAGCAGGAGGAACGCCAAGAAGGACTCCAGGATCGTCGGCGGAGACCCGTCGATAAGCCTGATGCGCCTGTGGATCAGGGACGGGCCGACATGTGCCATGTGCGGCCGTGTCATGACGCTGGACAGCGACCCCAACAGCAATGAGCACCCGAGCATCGACCATATCATCCCGCTCATCAAGGGCGGGAGGCACGAGTGGGACAACATCCGTCTCGTGTGTCGTGGATGCAACGAATCCAAGGGTTGCCGCATGTCGGAGGCGGTGGCATGAGGGCCAAGGTGGATCCTCTGGAATACAGCTTCACGGAGGAGAATGTGCTTATCAGCCGTCCAGATATGCTGGACTGGCTCCACACGCACGACCCTGGCAGAGCCTATGTCATCGAGGCGATGACGGGGAGGATCGAGACCCCTAAGAAGATCCCGCCCCGCAATCGTTTCGAGACACCGGAATTTCCTCCAGGAATCTGGATGCCAGACCCCATGGCGAACTCCTTGGACATGTTCACGCACCCTTATGGGTGCGATCTGAAGGAGTACGTCCTGCACCTGATCGAGAAGATGGGGCCTTGTCACAACGAGGACGTTATCGCCGAGTGCATGGGCCTGTGCTCTTTCGTCGAAATGGACGGGGAGACGGTCATGATGTCCCCTGAGCCGTTCGAGGTCATTGACATCCTATATGAGCTTCTGGGTGATGGCCGCATATATTGCCCAGATGGCGACGTCATGGTGGACATCACACCGACACCCATGCTGAGCATGAAGCCGATCCGTGTGGTGGAGCTCTTCGCCGGGATCGGAGCCTTCCGCAAGGCACTGTCCCGTGTCGGAATTCCTCACGAAGCGGTCATGTCGGAGATCAATCCCTTCGCGACGATGGCCTATCAGGCGATACATGGGGAGACTGTGAACCTCGGGGACATCTCCGAGGTAGATTGGCTTCCGGAATGCGATCTTCTGACCTATGGGTTTCCATGCCAGGACATCTCCATCGCAGGCAAGCAAGCTGGACTCGAAGAGGGTTCAGGAACCCGCTCTTCGCTCCTGTGGGAGGTTCGCAGGCTTCTGGACGATGCCGAACACCTCCCCAAGGTTCTCATCATGGAGAACGTGAAGAATCTCATCTCGAAGAAGCACATGCCTGACTTCCAGAAGTGGATTGACTGGCTGGCGTCGAAGGGCTACAGCTCTACATGGGCGGAGACCGATCCGACATGGTTCGGTGTGCCACAGCATCGCCCCAGGATCATTATGGTCAGTATCCTCAGGGGCCCGGCCTTTGACTGGTCCGGCATGCCCAAGGGCAGACCGAAGGACTGCACGCTGAAGAATGTCCTCAGCAACGTGTGCGAGAGACCGGATGAGGGAACCAATTCCGATGGTGTCCGCAGATTGACGCCGGCGGAGTGCTACCGTCTGATGGATTTCTCTTATCGTGACGCATGGAGGGCGTCCAGAGTATGCTCTGAGACGCAGTTGTATCAGCAGGCCGGGAACAGCATCGTTGTCTCGGTCCTTGAATGGATCTTCCGTGAGATCATCAGACAGGGCATCTGGGAGGTGAGAGCATGAGGCTCGCAGACATCATTCCCGACATCCTCAATGGCAAGACATTCATCAGGAAGGTTGACGGGGAGCTCAGAGTCGTCTACTATCGCCGGAGATACGCCTGCATCGCATTCGAGTATGATGATCCCGGGGCGCAGGGGGATGCATGGGAGAGCTCAGACGGCTATGGGAGATGTCCGACTCCAGATGATCTGACCGCTGAGGATTGGGAGGAGTGTGCATGAGAGGCGCATGCTGTTTCAAATGCGCACACCGTCTCGTCATCCCCTTCAAGGACTGCCCTGCGCATCTGGAATGGGATCCCGGGGCAGGAGGTTTCTGGAAGCGGGTCATCGAGTGGGACAAGGTCCCCAGATGCCGCCTCGACCTGACGATCACCGTCGCAATGGGAGGAGACACCCGCATGGTGTGCGACCGCTTTGAGCTCGACCGCTCCAGATGGCACTCCGTCAGTGAGCAGGAGTGGGAGTTTCGTGTCCGCGCCAAGCATGCTCAGGCCAGAGGCGGTCAGACGACACTGGAGGCTTTCAGATGACAGGCCAGGCACTCTGTCTCACATGCCTCCACAACCGCGACGGTCTGTGCATGACGATGGCGTGCGGGCTGTGGTGGATTCCGACCCGCACCATGACGGACTGTCAGTGGTACATTCACGACAGCCAGACGACCTTGGAGGGGTATTTCTGAGCCTCGCATCCCCATGTTTCGAGACGCCTGACGAGCGCAAGGCCAACTACTCGAAATTGAGGTCCCTGGGTCTCGATGACAAGATTCTCTACTCCACCGTCAGGATCAAGCAGTTCTACATCGCACATAGAGGCAGGGTCTATGTCAGCTATTCGGGAGGCAAAGATAGCACCGTCCTCCTCCATCTGGTCCGCTCGATCTACCCTGATGTGCCAGCGGTCTACATCGACACGGGACTGGAGTTCCCCGAACTCCGCGACCACGTCAAGGCCACGGAGAACGTCACATGGCTCAAGCCTGACCGGACCTTCAAGCAGGTCATCATCGACGAGGGCTATCCCGTGGTATCGAAGCAGGTCGCCAAGGTCGTGGATCAGGCACAGCGTGGACAGCCCAATGGTCTGCATCGCCTTTCATTTGAGGGAAAGTACGGCTTCAGTAGGTATGCGTACCTCAAGGACGCTCCTTTCCGGGTTTCGGAGAGATGCTGTGACGTTATGAAAAAGCGGCCAGCCAAGGCCTACCACAAAGAGACTGGCAGATGCCCTTATCTCGGAACACATGCGGATGAATCGGATCTCCGCATGGATACCTGGGAGAAGAATGGGGAGAACATCGAGTCCACGAGGATACCATCCTCGTCGCCTCTCTCCATCTGGACAGAGCAGGATGTGTGGGACTATATCCACCGTTTTGGGCTGTCGTACCCCTCAGTTTATGATATGGGTTATCGCCGCACAGGTTGCATCTTCTGCATGTTCGGCATCACGGTGGACCGCGACCGTTTCCTGCGTTTCAAGGCTACCCACCCCAAGCAGTGGGCCTTCTGTATGAGACCAATCGACGGGGGGGGGCTTGGATTGAGGGAGGTGCTTGATTACATGCACATCCCGACAGGATGCGAGCAGAGCAGCCTCGATGATTTCACCAAGGAGGTGGAGCGATGTCCAAGGCGCTTCTGATCGACGTGGACAGCACCATCCCCAACCTCGCCCTGATGCACATCAGCACCTGGCGGAGGCAGGAGGGATTCGAGACAGGATTCAACGTCAAGGATCCTGACGAGGTGTGGGCCAGCGTCATCTTCTCATGGAACCGTCACAAGGTGGACGGCCTGCCCTTCTTCTACCCTGGTGCTAAAATAGACCTCGGGGGGGGGGCTTTCGACATCCACAAGAGGCTCCCGGAGGAGGTTGACCGCATGATGCCTGACTACAGCCTCTATCCAGAATGCGATTACGACCTGGGTTTCACGACTAGGGGATGCAATCGCGGATGTCATTTCTGCGTGGTCCCGAGGAAGGAGGGACGGTTCAGAATCCACCAGCATCCGTCCGAGTTCCATGATCCCGCTCACAGGAAAATCATGCTCCTTGACAACAACATTCTGTTGGACAAGACATGGTTCTTCGAGGTGACGGATTGGATCCTGGAGAATGGGATGGCTGTAGACTTCAATCAGGGTCTCGACATCCGCCTGATGGACAAGGACATCGCTGAGCGCATCAAAGCACTCAAGCCGATGAAGATCTGGCATTTTGCCTTCGACTCCCTGGACTACCAACAGGAGGTCATCGACGGGATCAGGATGCTCAGGGATGCAGGCGTTGATGTCCGTCACAGGTGCAATTTCTACGTCTACATGCACGACGACCAGGACTATGATTCCGCTCTGGAGAGGTGCAAGATCCTCCGCGAGCTGGACGCCCTGCCCTACATCATGGTCAACCGCCAGGCGAAGCGCACTCAGAGGATGACCGATCTCAAGAGATGGACGAGGCCGCAGATTTTCTTCTCCACCGACTACGAAGGCTACTCGCTGACCTTCAAGCAAACTTCTCAAAACTATTCAAAGAACAGGAGAGTGTAAAGTTGACACAAGAATCTGAACACTGCAAGAAAGACGGATGCACCTGCGGACACTGCGAATGCCGCACCAAGGATCAGATGTCGCCCACGGAGATCAGGAAGCGCAACATCGAAACCCTCAGATGGTGCGATGGTAGGATCCTCGGCTTCTACCGCGAGATGGATCCGCTCAGACTGACCCTTTCGACCGTGGACGAGTCCCTTGGAGGTAAGGACTTCACAAGAGTCTATGAAGCCCTCCACGGAGTCCACACGGCCATCAACAGGCATCTCGACGACCTCTGTGGGGAGACAAGCAAGGGCCTGGATTTCGGTGATGTCGTGAGAATGATGAAAGCCGACCCCTCCAGAAGATTCAGAAGGAAGGGATGGAACGGACGTGGGATATACATTCAGCTTCTGGTCCCAGGCGGACAGGACAGAATGACTCACCCGTACATCTACATCGACACCACGGGGCTCCAATCGGACAACCCCGATGCGCCGAGGGACCTGGTTCCCTGGCTCGCCAGCCAGACCGACATGCTCGCAGAGGATTGGGAAGAGGTGAAGTCATGACGGACACAGCCCCCGAGAAGTGTCCCAAGTGCGGAAGCAGGAAGATCATCCAGGTCACCAGGGGGAGAGACAAGGCCAGCACATGGTTCTGTCTGGATTGCAAAACCAACACATCCAGTGTAGTTGAGCTGTGCGAGGGTGTGATGGAGATGGCCATGGAGGGGAGGAAATGAACGGCTGTGAGAGGGCGGCCCATGCCATCGCCCATGCGGAGGTCTACTCCTACGGCCTTCGGATGGTCAGGGAGTCGTATTACAGCATGAGCTCAGCTCTGGACGGCTTCCCGGGCACGGAGGACGAGCTCCAGAGGTTCCTAGAGGCGATGCGGTGCGTGGAGTCCACGCTATACAAATTCCAGCAGGCGGCCTGGGAGTTCGCCGAGGACTGCGGGGAGGCGGACGAATGAGCGAGTCAGCAGATTACATCCTGGCCAACATCATCGCCATCCAGAAGGACATCGACATGAGTGAACTCTACCAGGACATCGCAATGTACGCACTGATCCTCGGAATCGTGTTCTGTGTCGCGTCCTTCGTCATCCTTTATGTGAGGTCCACGACGACAGATTGGCTGTCATGGGTTTTCATCATCTCGGGATTCGTCGCTCTTTTCGGAGGTCTCAGTCTTGCTGTCGTGTCTTTCGATCTGCATTTCATGTATGGGCAGATCGAAGACCTCAAGATTGCCTATGAATCGGTCTATGGGCCTCTTCCGGAGGGGATCCTATGGTGAGGAGAGGAGGCAGAGCAGTCTCTGACATTCTAGAAGACTCTGTTTTCGATGCCTGCGAAAGCGTCAGCAAGGCAATGGGGGTTCCCAAGGACCGTAGACCCTCGAAGCGCATGAGACTCCTGGAGGAGCGTGTGGAGGCTTATCAGAGGGATGTGGAACTGTTCATCCTTCTCGGAGCCATCGCCCTGGCCTTCGATGCCGCGCTCGTGCTCCTGATTGTCACGGGGGCCTTCTCATGACCTCCAGGGTGTGCAAATATCGGGTTTACAGGAATCCCTTCGGTGATGTCGTTCTGAATATGTGGCGCAGTCCCGACCAGTTCCCGAACACCATTCTCATGTCATTAGAGGAGGCCAGACAGATCGGCAAGAGCCTTCAGAATATCGGGATGGGGCTGGCATGCCCTCCGGAATGCTGTGGGGAGGCTATGATGGCAAAGGCTCTGACGGTGGATGGAAACAGATGCGACATGTGGCTGTGTCGCAGATGCGGATGCTATCGCAACCGGAGGATGTGAGATGACCAGGTTCTATTGCGTCTACTGCGGCCGTGTGTACGACAAGGAGGAGATCAGCAGACCTATGAAGGCTCCGAACGGGATGATAACGGATTGGGTCTGGATGGATGATAGATGTCCAGGCTGTCACAAAGGGCTTGAGGATTGGTATTCCTCCTGTTCTCGCGTGGACCATTTCAATCACACACTGAGGTCTGCATCGCTCAATGCGATTCATCATCCTCGTGTGAAGCGCAAGGGCCGCTACGTCGGGCATTGGGAGATGGACTGATGGACAGGGACATCGAGGACATGATGAGGAGGTCGCTGGAGATGAACGGACATGTGGATCTCGAAGAGGCGGACAGTCCTCTGAAGATTGTCGGATTCGGGCTTCTCATATTCTCAGCCACCCTATCAGCATGCATGTTGATCCAGTGGGTGATGCCATGACAGAGGACGATGCAAAGGTGCTTCCATGTCCTTTCTGCGGGAGAGAGACCAGATTGAACATGCAGTGCATTGGCACGATGGGAGAACAGACAACGCCCGGCCTCTACACGATAGCATGCGATCCGTGCGGGATCCTCATGTACGACACAGACAAGGACAAGCTTCTGGAGAGATGGAATAGGAGGACAACATCATGATCGAATCAGTGACGACCAAGATCAAGCAGCTACCGGACAAGACACATCTGGTAACGCTCTATATCCAATGCTCCGGGGTGGACAAGGATGCTCTTCTGGACTGGATGGGTCATGACGGCACAGGCGGATTCGAGGCCGAGTTCGATGGATCTGCGCTCTCCATCTACGATGTGGAGCCCAAGAAGAAGACGGGAGGCAACCGATGAGATCATGCAGATGGTGTGGAGGCAGAGGATGTGTCCACTGCGACCGTCACGGCATGTGGTATGTCTTCTGCGCCAGATGCCACAGGGAGACGGAGAGGTTCGATGAGAAGCCCGATGCGGTCAGCGCATGGAACGCTACAAGACTCCATGTGCCTGAGCACCGCACCCAGGATCACGTCATAGAAAAGATCGTCTCACCGGAGCCGTTCCAGATTGAGGTCATCAACGACAGGGGCAAGGACCTGATCCGCATGTATGCGTGGTGCATGGTGGACATGGATGCAAGCGATGCACGCAGGCTTATCAGGCTCCTGGAGGATGCCATAAAGCAGGTTGACATGGAAACGTCTGAAACGGAACAGGTTCCTGCATATTGAGATCGACCCAAACCCTTTCCCTTGCAAAATTAATATTAACACTGTTAACATTTGTTCTCATCACCTTAACGGAGGGTCAAACCGTGGCAGAGAGTGATGGGCGTGACGCTGGATGAGGCCCAGATTCATCAGCTCTACAAACTGAAGGACGAGGGCAAGACGAACAAACAGATCGCCAAGGCAATCGGAGCCTCTGAGTCCTGCGTCAAGAGCTACATCAGGGCCAGAAAGGAGAGGGCAGTGGGGGCAGAAATGCCCTCGAAAAAAGACCTCTCGGCCGACTCACGCACGCACGCGCGTATAGAAGAGACGAGGTCAGAAACAGGTCAGAAACAGGTCAGAAAAAATGACCTCAGAAGTGACCTCATCGACGCATACGCAGAAGCCGCCGAGATCGACAGAAGGGAGTTGGCAACGGCTTCGCTCAGGGATCTAGACGACATCATGGAGAGATGCAAGAAGGGTCTGAGGAGGACGGACGGCATCGAAGACGGCAAGGACCGTGCGATTGCCGAAGCTTCCTATCTGAAGATCATGCGCGACATCGCAATCGCTCGTGGAAGATACGGAGGACTGGACGACGTTCCGACCGATACCCCTGTCGTCTCCCCGCTTGAATCCATGTCTGACACCCTCGCACGGTATAAGGAAGAGGAGGAGTCATGACAGCTCAGGCCGCACCCATCCAGATCCAGGTTCATCCGGTCAAGGAGTCCAGGGAGAAGATTCTGCGCTCAATGGCCAACACAGGATTCATGAATGTCTGGGAGGGGGCTGTGCGTTCTGGGAAGACGGTCGTGGCCCTCATGGCCTTCGCGCACTATGTTGTGACATCCCCAGAGAAGTCTTTCCTCATGTCCGGCAGAACCGTCGGAACCGTTGAAACCAACTGCATCCTGGATGACTATGGTTTTCTCAACCTTGTCCCGGGATCGGTCTATAAACAGGTGGGGGAATCCCGTGCGATTGTCTTCTCCGTGAGGACAGCAGGAGGAGTGGTTCAGAAGCGCATCAGGGTCGTCGGTGCGGCTGACATCCGCGCCTACATGAAGATCCGTGGAAACACTTACGCAGGCTGGTTTGCAGACGAGATCAACATGCACGACAAGGAGTTCGTCATCGAGGCCTTGAAAAGGACCGCGATGAGCCATGACCGCAAGCACTTCTGGACGCTCAATCCAGACAATCCTCGCCATTGGGTCTACCTGGACTATCTAGACAGATACGACAGAATGGATGCTGAGGAGCGCAAGGCACTCGGGGGCTATCACTATTGGCACTTCGTCCCTGCGGACAATCCCGCCATGACACCGGCGATGCTGGCCAGTCTGGAGCTTCAGTATCCTCGCGACTCCTACCTCTATGACCGTTACATCCTCGGCCTCCGCTGTGTCGCTGAGGGCCTGATCTATCCGAAGGTGACGGCCAGCTTCTTCCGCGACTTCGACACAAAGGATGTCGATGTGAGATACTGCGCCATCGACTTCGGTGCGGATCATCCGACAGTCATGGTTTTCGGTGGGCTCTTCAAAAGAAACCGCTTCGACTGGAGGCTGTGTGCGGAGTACTACGACAAAGGCTCAGACAAAACGACCTACGACCACTATGCCGGGTACTTGGATATGTGCAAGCGTCTAGGTGTTGACCCAACCAGAATCCTCATTGCGATTGACCCTGCGGCAAAGACCCTTCGCATGGAATTCGAGAAGCACCGCCTCAAGGTCGTCAAGGCGAAGAACGACGTCCTCCCTGGGATCGACTTCGTCAGGGCATGCGTGTACGACGGCGTGCTCTCATTCCATCAGTCCATGACGAACACCCTGACCGAGTTCGGCACCTATTCATGGGACCCGAAAGCGGCGGAGAGAGGGGAGGAGAAACCAATCAAACTGGATGATGACTGCATGGACGCGGTCCGCTATTTCGCATACACGCACATGCGCCCGGTCATCGGTTACAAAGTGAAGAAGGTGGAACGATGAAAGTGCTACCAGCGGCGGAGATCCTTGTCCCCGACGATGTGGACGAGGGAGGAAGACAGATCATCTCGGCGATGACCGTGAACCAGTCTTTCTGGACGTGGTTGACCGAGGACTACAACCGGAACAGCATCCTGTTCCGCTACTATATGGGAAGGCAAGATTTCGGGGAGTCGCATGAGGGTGGCCAGCAGATCGTGGCCAACTTCTGCAACTACATCCCCAAGGCAATCAGGGGCTACATGTTCGGGAACCCCCCGAAGTATTCATGCAAGGAAGACGACCCTTACGGCGAGGAGATCCTGGATCTCTTCCGCAGACAGAACAAGTGGTTAATCGACAGCCAGCTCGGACTGGACATGAGCATCTTCGGCAGAGCCTACGAGCTCGTTTTCATGCCCAAGGGCAAGGACGAGCCTGATAGTGTCGTGGTGCCTCCGATGGACGCATTCGTGACCTATGCAGGGGACATGGAGAAGGACAGCGTTTTCGGATGCGTCCGCTATGGACACAAGGACGACAAGGGCGTGTGGATCTTCGACCTTCACATGTACACCAGGACCGATTACATGCACTGGCAGAGTCGTTGCCGCGCAGGAACGCCCTATCCTGATGGTGTTGACCCTGACAACAAGCCCGAGTTCGTGCTGATTGACGGCCCGACTCCACACGGATTCGGTCGTGTCCCTCTGATCGAGTATCGCAACAACAAGGAGAGGCAGGGTGACTTCGAGCCCGTGCTGGATCTTCAGGACGCATACAACTCCCTGCTGAGCGACAGGCAGGATGATAAGGATGCATTCGCGGCGGCGATGCTGATCCTCCAGGGCCAGATCATCGGTGAGGATGAGGAGGAGACCAGGGCGGGCACCAAGAGCATGAAGCGCACCCGTGTCGTCCAGCTCGCGGAGGACGCCAGCATAAGCTTCCTGACCAAGACACTACAAGAGGCAGATGTCCAGGTTCTTCAAAACCAGTATGCGTCCCTCATCCATAAGTTCGCGATGGTCCCAGACCTCTCTGATGAGAGCTTTGCGGGCAATGCCAGCGGTGTTGCGATGGCCTATAAGATGTTCGGGACGGACCAGATCGTAGCGGAGAAAGTAGGGCAGTTCAAGCAGGGGTTCAGGCGCAGATGCAAACTCTATGATTTCCGCATGAACAACCCCACTATGGCGGAAGGGTATCAGCCTCTCGCGGACATCGGCGGCATGCGCATCGACTTCGCTCCCAACGTCCCGCAGGACCTTCCAAGCATGACGCAGAGCGTCACACAGCTCACGGCCTCCGGCATTCTATCCAAGCAGACGGCACGCCAGAACATCTCGATAATCGAGGATCCAGAGAAGGAGGCGGAGCTGGTCGCCGAGGAGCAGGAGGAGGATCGTCAGCGCACTCAGTCTTACTTCGAGGACACGTTCGGAGGCATGGGAGGCCCACAGGACCAGAGAGCAGACGAGAGCCCGCTGAGCGCAAGGAAGACGCCCGCAGAGGACGGAGAGGATGGCGGAGATAGACCGGCTGAACAGGATTCAGAGTGACGCCGAGCAGGCGACTGTCTCCTACCAGCGGCGGATGGGCAGGCTGGCCAAGACCATCCAGAATGTCGTGAACGACATGGTGAACGACATGGTGAAGGAGGTCGTCGCCTATCTGATAGCGACCCGCTACTATCCTCCGCTCCGTGCCGTCTATCTCCAGCTCCCCGTCTCGTCTCTTCCGATTCAGAAGCTCATGGAGTTCGCGATGAACCTCCCGGTGCATTTCAGGGACAGGGGGCTGAGCGAGGTTGAACAGATGGCCTATGACAAGGCTCTGAATCACAGGATCGTCGTCCACGAGCTCATGAAGATTAACGCCCAGCAGAAGATCAAGACGATGAAGGACGGGACCATCCCGATCCTCATGGATGTCGCCGAGGAGGGGATGACCCGTGGGACCTTCATGGTCCAGAAGGAGCTCGGCATCGGCTGGCAGATGGATGCTGTGGACATGGGCCGTGTGGAGGCGGCTGTCCGTCGCTACATGAGCGACGACGATGCGTGGAAGGTTCTGGAGCCCTATGAGAAGAAGGCGGAGGAGCTGTTCGTGCGTGGCATCTCGATGGGCAAATCCGTTGATGACATCGCTCGTGACATGAGCTCCGTGACCGATGACGCCATCTGGAAGTCCAAAAGGGACGCACGCACCAAGATCACCGAGGTCTCGAACGATGCCCATATGCAGGCATATCTCAGGTCAGGGGTGAAGAACTATGTCTTCATCGCGACCTTCGACGAGCGCACCTGTCCGGTGTGCGGAGGATTGGATCATCAGTCATTCCCCATAGAGGAGGCCCAGGCAGGCATCAATTATCCGCCGATGCATCCGAATTGTAGGTGCACGACCGTCGCCAAGTTCTCTGATGAGATTGAAGCGATGAGACCTCAGACAGCAGACTTCTACGATCGCTCGACAGGCGAGACGGTCACGATTCCACGCAACATGTCATATGCCTACTGGTACAGCCATTTCGGCCCTGGCAGGACGGACGGCGTGGAGTACAAGCCGAAATACAGAAACCGTGAATGATGGGCAATCTGCCCATCCCTTCCTTTTCTGAAGTTAACAGTGTTAATAAGTTTTTATAGTGTGTCGGCCATGAAGTTAACACCCTTAACATGGGGGGTTAAACATGGAAGGAGAAGCCCAGAACCCTGACACCAGTGGCACCTCCGACAGCGGAGAGGAGAGGAAATTCACCCAGGCCGAGCTTAATGCGGAGATCTCCAAGAGGCTTGCTAGGGCCAAAGCGTCCCAGGACAAAGCCATCGAGGAGGCCGTCAAGCAGGCTGTAGAGGATGAGCGTGAGAAACAGCGCATCGCCGGGCTTGACGGTCTGGAGAAGACCAAGGCCGAGTACGATGCGAAGATCTCCAAGATCGAGGAGGCGAACGCGAAGCTTCAGAGTCAGCTCGCCGAGTCGAACCGCAACAACGCCATTCTCCGGGCACAGACCGCTCTCGCGTCGCAGAACCTTCCGGTTTCCTTTGCAGACAAGGTCATCGGAGCGAATGATGAGGAGACCGCCGCGAACATCGCCGAGCTTTCTAAGGCGTTCACGGCCGCCGTTGAGGCCGAAGTGGGCAAGAGCCTGCACAGGGGAACACCTCCGACCGGAGGCCAGCAGGCATCGAAGAGTGATGCGGAGGGTGCAGAGCTCGACCGCATCATGGGAATCAAGAGGTGATTTCATTGGCAGCTGGAATTTACAGCAGTGAGGGCGTTGCGAACACAATTGCCGCCCGCACAGAGATGATCAGGACCCGCATGGATCAGATCGTGAAGAAAGAGCTTGTCACTGCGGACATGAACGCCGACCCTGTTATCGTGGAGGCATTCGGGCAGGCCAAGACGGCCTCCATCCCCACCATGACCGTTGCAGGGCTCGGAGACTATGACAAAGTGAAGGGCTACCCCATGGGAAGCATGGGCGTCACATGGGAGTCCTACACGCTCGCTTATGACAGAGGCATCTGCATCGACGTCGATAAGGTGGACGAGATCCAGAGCGGAGGAGTTGCGTCCGCCGCGATGGCCGCCGCAATCGAAGCCAGGGAGCACGTCATCCCCGAGGTAGATGCCACCAGGATCTCACAGACCGTCTCCAAGGTCAAGACCTATGACAGCACCCACGTCGTGGAGAGCGAAACTGCCCTGACCGCCGCGAACATCATCACGGAGATTGGCAAGGGCCTTGACATGATCTTTGAGGAGTGGGGAACCGACTCCGGAGCAACCATCTACCTCAACAACAACCTGCGTGCGATCCTCCGTGGAAGCACCGAGGTCACAAAGGTCAGGCACGTTGACGGAGGAAGCCGCTCGCTGAACCTCGATACCAATGACATTGACGGGAACATCATCAAGTTCGTCCCGTCTGCGAGGATGAAGACGGCATACACCTACTACGATGGTGTCACCGATGGAGAGACCTCCGGTGGATTCGCACCCGCATCCGGCGCAGGGGATGTGAATTTCCTGATCTGCGCACCTGGATGCGCACAGGGTATCACGATCTTCGCCAAGTCCAAGTTCCTGTCCTCTGAACAGCAGAAGAAGGACGCAGACAGCTTCATGTTCAGGCTCTACCACGACGTCCTTATCACCAAGAACAGGGGCGTTCAGGGCATCTATGCCTCCGTGAAGAAGGCGGCGTCCGGACGAGCGAGCACGACATCGACCAAGACAACGGCATCGAAGGCGTGATAGCATGACGGAGCAGGATGTGACGAGGAGGCTTGCCCGGCTCAGGAGTCAGCCCACACTATCGGTAAAGTCCGACGAGTATCTGATGGAGCTCCTTAGAAGGGCGTCCGAGTCCTTCCGCTCCTACTGCAATCGCGACGATCCCGGGGAGAGGGTGGACGGCCTCATCTGTCGTCTGGCCACAGCATGGAGCAATCAGGAGGGCGCAGAAGGGTCCACGTCCGCATCCGAGGGCGGCATCAGTCGTGCTTGGGAAGGCGTGCCCGCCGACATCCTCCGTGAGATGAAGAGCTACCGCAAGGTACTCGGTGTGAAGGTGTGACATGCAACCGATGGCCTACAACGTCCGCATCCTTTTCCGCTGGGTCGCTAAGGCCACGGACGAGGATGCTCCTGGAGACTGTGTGAGGGAATGGACAACGGATGGGATCCCTCACCGTCTCCACATCACCCCGCTTCCGACCAAGCTGAAACGCACCGAGTCGGGATTCATGGCCGAGGAGTCGAGGCTTCAGGTTTACAACCCGGACCGCTCGGTGAGATTCCAGCCGGGAGACCGTCTTGGAGGTATCAGGACACAGACCTACGAGGTTCTGGATGTGGAGGACTTTCAGACACACCAGAGCTTCCAGATCCGTCCGGTGGTGATGCAGGATGGCGACGACTAAAGGGTTCACAGGATGGAGCGGTGTCCGGTCGCAGTTCCGTGCCCTCTACGACCTCGCGAACAGGGTGGAGCTCGATGCCTGCCCTGCCATCTGCGAGATCATGAGAGAAACGGCTGTGACGAGGCTGACCCAGCAGGGTGCCGTGGACACAGGAAACCTTCGCAACTCGGTCGAGTCTCGCGAGTGCGAGTTCATCATGCGCCAGGGGGAGAGCATCATCGAGTGCGGCATCCGCACCAATGTTCACTATGCGCCGTTCATCGAGTACGGTACCGGGCCTTTAGGGGACCCTGCTGTTCCTCATACGACCAAGAACATCTGGTTCCAGTACAATCCTGATTACAACCCCGTCTATGGGGCAGGCGATGCATACAACAGGGACCAGCAGTGGATCCCAAGATTCCCCCAGAGGCCGAGGCCGTTCATGCGTCCTGCGCTCTATGACAATCAGGAGCTCTTCAAAGCGATCCTCCGGAAGACCGTCACCGACCTGTGGGGCTGATGCGATGATCGACGTCACGCCATTCCTCATCACACAGATCTCCGGGATCAGTGGACTCGGCAAGAGGGTGTATCGCGCATGGCCTCAGAAGGCCATCAAGGGGAACTATGCCATCATTCAGCCTGTGGGGCGGAGTGTGGAGCTGTGCGATTACGACGGCTCGGAGATCCGTGTCCGTGTCACCTATTCCGTGGACGTCTTCGCCGCATCGCCGTCCAAGCTGGACGCCATCGTGTCCGACATCACCGATGCGATGGCCTCCTTCAATTTTCACACCACAGGGTACACAAACGATTTCCAGACAGGCACGGACCAGTACCGCGCCAACATCAGCTACAGCGGGAGCGTGGACCGCAGAAACCACGCCTACAAGTGAGGTCATCACATGACAGACGGAGTTACAACCAAGGGCGTCAGGCTTGCTGTCAAGCTTGACTCCGTGTGGACCTATTTCAGCGAGGTAAAGAGCGTTCCCGAGATCGGAATGTCATCCGACAAGGTGGAGTTCACACACCTCACCTCTGAGAGCAAGGAGTACAAGAAGGACATCCCGGACTACTCTTCAGATCTGGAGTTCGTGATGAACGCCATTCCCAGAGGGACAACAGGATCCAATCTCGACCTGATCCATCAGCTCGACACCGATGCGTCCTATGAGTTCAAGGTGGAGTATCCCCAGGAGAATCAGCAGTTCGTCATCAAAGGGCAGTGGACCTGGAGGATGGGTGCCGCAGAGGTCTCAAGTCCCCAGGAGCTGACATTCACCGTCATCCCCCAGGCAGGTCTAATCAGCGGGGAGATCGCGTCCAGCTATTCGCTCACATATGACTCAAACGAGGGAAGCGGAGAGATGTCCGACGAATCCAGCCCGTATGACAACGGTGCAAGCGTGACCGTCAAGGAATGCACATTCACGGCTCCCGAAGGCAAGGAGTTCTACCAGTGGAACACCGCCGCAGACAACTCAGGCAAGGCGTATCAGCCCGGTGCGAAGTTCAATATCTACCAGGACACGACCCTCTATGCCATCTGGATGGAGGCCTGAGAGCATGCCGATAACGCTCACCGACGTCAATGGCATTGAGCGCACATTCCGTGTCTCGGCATCTGCCATCGCACGCTACGAGAAAGAGTGCAGGGCCAGGGGGGAGAAGTACAGTCTCATGTCTGACCTCTCCGGTGACGACATCTCTTTCGAGACCCTTGACCGTCTATGTACCTTCATCGGTGTCGAGTCGTATGAGGCCTGGCTGGATATGGGGTTCGGCATCGAAGAGCTCCTGTCCAAGATCTGGGGCGACTCTGCGATGAAGGACCTGGGGTTTTCCTCTGGGGCAAGGAGCTCGCAGGTGAGCTCACATCAGGACGTGCCGGAGTCGGAGACTGCGTGAGGCGTCTGGCCCTCTTAGAGGGCCTTCCGCCCGACACGGATCCTGATGATGTCGTGCTTGTGGCGGAGGCCCGTGAGGGCAGGCGCAGACAGGATAAGCAGGAGCTCGCCGTTTTGCTTTACAACCTCGAAGCGACGCATTGGAAAGGTGCGCCGTTCATGGATGTTGCCGGTTTCCTCTTCACAGACGAGGAGCGTGAGCAGTCCAGAAGGGACAAAGAGGAAGCGGAGCAGAGGGCGGCAAGGCTCCAGCAGATCGAGAAGTTGAGGAGGCTGTTCCCCAATGCCTGACCAGTTGAGCATTTCGATGGTCGCTGACGTCTCGGAGTTCGTCAAAGCGATGAAGGAGGCGGAGAAGCAGATAGAGGAGGTCCAGAAGAAGGCCGAGCAGATGCAGAAGGCGGTCAATGACGCCAAGAAGGCCATCAACAAGGGCATGGAGAAGTCTGCGGGATCAGGCTCAGGCAAGAAGAAGACCATCGGTGAGGATGCCGCAGGGAACCAGAAGAAGGAGCCTGAGAAGCAGACATCCTTCATCGAGGATATGTTCCCCGCCATCAACAAACTCAAATCCACCTGGAAGAAGGCCAGCACCGAGATCGACAAGAGGATGGGAGCCAACACAATCGGTGCGAAGGCGATGAAGGCAGGAGTCGTTGCCGCACTCGCGGCCATCGCCATCGAGGCAGGAAAGGCGGCATGGGAGTTCGGGAAGGAAACCGCTTCGATGTTCGACCCCATCAGCTATCAGAAGGCGGCGGGTTCGGCCAAGCACTCCATCCGCGAGCTGAAGACCACGATTGGATCCTTCACATCACCCATTGTCAACGGCATCATGAAGGCCATCGACTGGATTGCGTCCGGGCTGAACACCATTCTCGGATGGATCAGGCAGGGTATCGCGGCTCTCCAAGGATTCCTCACCAACATCCTTCAGCCCATCATCGACGGTGTGAAGGCAGTCATCGACTACCTGAAAGAAGGCATCAACAGCATCGCAAACTTCCTCGGCTTCGATGATGTTTTCAAGAAATCATCGGAGGGTTCCAAAGAGACCGCCGAGAACATGGAGGAGATCGTTGATGAGACCTCCGCCGGACTGGCCAGCTTCGACAAGCTGAACACTCTCAACCTGGACAACGCAGGTGATGCCGAGGAGGCGGCAGAGCTTCAGGAGAAGATCGACGCCGCGAAGGAAGCAGGCTCCGGGATCGCTGACAAGCTCAAGGAGTGGTTCGGAGGTCTGGGAGAGGCTTGGGACGATTTCAAGGAGAAGGCTAAAGAGGCCTGGAACGACATCTGTGAGTACTTCGGAGAGCTCTGGGACGGATTCTGTGAGACCCTTAGTGATGCCTGGGACAATTTCGTGGAGTGGGCCACAAACGCATGGGATTCGATCTGCGCATATTTCGGAGAGCTCTGGGAGACGGTCAAGATCACGGTTCTGAATCTATGGACCGCTTTCACGGAAGCGGCCACTGCCGCATGGGATTGGGTCGTGACCAAGGCCACGGAAGTATGGAACTCGATTCAGATGGTGGCAACGACCGTCTGGAACGGCATCCAGATGGTGGCAACCACTGTGTGGAATGTGATCCAGACCGTTGCCACAACCGTGTGGAATGTCATCAACAGCGTCGCTATGGCTGTATGGAATGCCATCAGTTCTGTTGCAACGACCGTCTGGAACGGCATCCAGACAATTGCCACGACCGTCTGGGATGTAATCAGCACGCCGATTCTCGCTGTATGGAACACGTTCCAGGAGATCGGTACGAAGGCATGGAATGCCCTACAATCTCTTGGAGAGGCGTTCAATCGCACTGTGGTGGAGCCCATCAAATCGGCGGTGGAGTGGTGCATGAATAAGATCCAGTGGGTCCTCGACAAGATTGAGTCTGCCAAGAACTTCCTGGGCAATGTCGGATCATCCATCAGCAATGCTGTCGGCGGCGTCGTGGACGGAATCAAGAACGTCGTAGGGCTGGCAGGGGGCGGCGTCGTCGCACCCAACAATCCTCAGCTCTATGTCCTTGGAGACAACAAGGTGGAACCGGAGGTCGTCAGTCCGGTATCGCTGATGAAGTCTGCTGTCAAGGCGGCCATCGAGGAGTCTGGCGGAACTGGTGGATCTTCGGGACCCATCACCCTTGAGGTGAAACTGGACAGCAAGGTGATCGCTCGTCAGACATGGGAGCCGCTTAGGAACGAGAGCATCAGAAGGGGGGCGACATTGTGATTGCAGACACGCCGGTTCTCGCGGTTCAGTCCGGAGGGAACTACATCGCACTTCCTGATCCCCAATACAAAGAGTATTCCTGCGTCTGGGAGGAGCTGACCAAGGCTGACAGGAACACCACAGGGTTCCTCATCAAGCTCAGAATCGCGACGAAGTTCACCATCGAGGCCAAGTGGGTCGGGCTCACCGCCGAGGAGAAGAACAGCCTCATTGAACTCACGAACCCCAACTATTTCGGGCTGAGGTTCTTTGACACGATGACGGACACCTACAAGTACGTCTCGGAATCGGAGGGCGGTTTCTACAGAGGCTCAGGATACAAAATCAACGGATGGGGCAGATTCGACGGTACGAAATTCCAGTACTACGACGTCGAGATGTCGCTGATCCAGAGGTGATAGGCATGTATGCGGCACCTTCAGGATATGAGGATGCGGTCAGGTCGATGGACCGTACCGAGGACATCTATCTGTCTCTCGGCATGGGCATCGACCATACTGCGGCGGATGACGTCACAGCCATTAGCGGGTCATTCCTGCCTCTGAGCAATACGGATCAGGCCACTGATGCTGTCTACCAGCTCACCCCTGGACTCGCAACCTGGGAGCGGGATGGGATCAGAACCGCGCTGTCCGCAGGCAACATCGCACCTCCTCTCCAGTCCACGGACTACCCTCCGGAGGCGGGACTGTGGAGCGATGCGATCAGTGATGGGGATGGGAACATAACATTCGACATCGCCATCACCCTGTCCAAGTCTCACAGCTCCGCATTCAGAATCTTCACCGAGGAAATGAATGTCGTGGCAGGGACGGTGACTTTCCATAATGGCGACTCCTCTGAAACACATGACCTCGAATGCCACGATGGATATGCGCAGGTTGCGGAGATCGTGACATACGACTCAATTGACATCCACATCACGAAGATCGACCAGTTCTATGCACACGTCAGGATCCCGGAGCTGGAGTTCGGTGCGGCCATCACCCTGTCCAAGTCTCAGCTAACAGAAGGAGGTGTGACATGGATCAGCGAAATCGACCCGCTGGAACTCACGATGCCTCTAGGGGAGGTTGACCTATCCATCATCAATGTCGAAGGCGATTATGACGTGGACAATCCCGGAGGGGCCTATGCAGAGCTCGCCATCGGATACCCCATCGAGCTGTCTTTCACGATCCGCTCTGGAGGACAGCGTTTCACAGTTCCATGCGGCCAGTTCATCATCTCGGAGAAGCAGGCTGAGGACAATGCCCTTCGCCTTACGTGCTGTGATCCACGGTGGATGCTCTCCTCTGTCTACTCGTCATGGAGTCTGCCTGGGAACCAGTCCATAGGCACGACTCTCGATGACCTTCTGGATGAGTACAATGTGGCCCACATCGTCGATGAGGACCTTTTCGACCTGACACCCGAGGCGGCCGACTTCACGGATCAGACAAGCATCCTGGACGATCTTCTCAGCATCCAGCAGAGATACGCCATCTATTTCCTGCCGAACAGGGATGGTATGGTGCATGTCACTAAGACATGGCCCTCTGACGACTATGGCGATGCTGAGCTCAGAGACTTATACACTTGGCCTGAGCCGCAGAACATGACGACATACAACTTCGTCAGCATCAAGTACGGAGGAGAGAACTCCACAACATATTACCAGGTGGACCTCCGCACAGACCCATCGGAATCCAAGCAGACGCTCCAGATCTCTAATCCATTGATCCTCACCACAGAGGAGGCACAGACACTCGCCAACAGGATCATCGGAAGGATGTTCTCTGTCAAGACGGAGACGGATTGGAGAGGAGACCCCGCTCTGGACCTCTGTGACACCATAGGGATCCCAGGCAAGTGGACTCAGACCACTCCGGACACCTACAAGGTCATCAAGACCGAAACCACTTATGACGGGGCCATCCGCATGCTCGTGACAGCTACGGATTGAGCCCCGCCTAAACGTTGTTGATTTTGGCATGCTCCTGCCGAGCTTTTAAAATAGGCACACTATCAACCTTAGTCTATGGCATCCAAGAAGCTAATCATTGGCGTCGTGGCGGTCGTTGTAGTCGTCGCGGTGCTGGCCATAGCGATTGGCAGCGGGGGGGGGCAGGACAGCTCCGAATCCGATGCCAGGCTGAACTACGACTTCACCATTACAGACTCGTTCACGACATCCTCCGGCAACACGCAGGAGGCATACGGCAACGACACCTACCTCATTCTGAACATCACATGCGCCAACGACCACTACTCTTCAGGGATCTCAACGAATCCCATCATTTTCCAGTGGAGTGTCACGGTTGGCGGTCTGACCTACTCGATGGATGTTGACACTTATCTGCACCCGAGTTATGTCCTTGCAGACATCGCCGAGGGTAGCACAGGATCCTGGACCCTGGTTTTCTCGATACCGGAGGGCACCACTGCGGATGATGTCACCATCTCATACGAGTATGACATGATCCTCTCCACACCGACTTTCGAGATTGACGAGAGCTTGTAACCTCCTTCAGAAACACCTTCCTCTTTTTGAGGGGCGGGATTCTCCTCCCACCCCTCTGTGGAGGTTTCTCCACCATCCAAGAAGCTTGTCTTCATCGAGATTTGGGATGCACTCTTGAAGACGAAACCCACAATACTTTCGGGCTATTAATAAACGCTGTTAACTTTTAGTCACACCATGACTGTCGTCACCGCGCAAGTCATCTGCAATGGTCAGACTGTAAATCTGACCAAGGGCACGGGAGATACATGGTCCGCGACCTTCCCTGCCCCCACCGAGTCATCGGGCAGTAACAACAGCGGACAGGGCCCCGGGATCGGTACAAATGCCCAGGGCAAGGGATACTACCCTGTGACCATCAAAGTCACAGATGATGCTGGGAACAGCATCGAGGTGGATTCTGACGATCCCACATGGGGTGAAATCCTCCGGCTCCTGGTGCTGGAGAAGACAAAGCCCACGGCTCAGATCACCAGCCCATCACAGGGTGCGACCATAGCCACAGCCAAGCCAGCAATCGAGTTCACCTTGAGCGATTCCGGATCAGGTATCGACCCCGACGAGGTTTATGTCAAGATCGACGAAGGAGATCCTGTCAAGGCCACTGTCGAGGTTTCCGGAGCCACCGCGACAGGGTCATTCACCCCCTCCGACAACCTGGATGATGGGGATCATACCGTCATCGTCTACTGCAAGGATTACGACGGCAACACGTCGGACAATGCGACATCTACCTTCAAGGTCGATACGATTCCGCCTGTGCTCAACATCACGAGCCCGGCGGACAATCTCAAGACGAATGAACCGAGTCTCACGGTCTCCGGAACCACTAGTGATGTTACAAGCTCGCCTGTGACTGTCAAGATCACTGTGGGCTCTCAGGTCTACAACCCCTCAGTCGGTGAGGGTGGCGCATTCTCGCAGGTCGTCACTCTCGCAGAGGGAGCCAACACGATAACCATCGAGGCCACGGACAGTGCCGGAAAGGTCACAACAGTGACCAGACATGTCACACTGGACACAGCAGGGCCCGAGATCAGCAACCCGACAATCACACCCAACCCTGTTGATGGAGGCGCGACCGTCACTGTCTCGGTGACGATCACGGACAGCGCATGATCGCAGAGGCGTGGGCGAGCATCGACGGCGAGCTTGCCACTCCCGTCCTGATCCAAGGAGACCAGTACTACTTTCAGGTGCCTTCGGATGTCTCCGGGACATTCCCGGTGGAGATCTGGGCCACCGATGATGCAGGCAACACATCGTATCTGGCAGGCATACTAACGCTGGATAAGGGCACTGTCAAGTGCTTCCGTCTCCTCACAGAGTTCGGCAGTTGCACCATGCTGGCCTTCCGTCCGGTGTGCGAGCCTGTCATCGAGAGGGCTTCATGCGTGATGCTCCCCCACGTCTGTCCAAGACTGGAGGTGTGCTGATGGACAGCGCATTCAAGGGAGAGTCCTTTGAACTTCGCTTCGAGCTGACGGACTCCCGTGATCCCGAGCGCACTCCCGACACAGCGACTTACATCACCCGTGTCAACGGGGCGATTGTGGACAGCGGTGCCATGACCATCCAGGGGAACATCGCCAGCTTCCGCTTCGAGGCATCCCAGGCAGGGATGCATGAGGTGGAGGTCTCCTGGACGATGGGCCTTGACAAATGGAAGGCCAGGCACCTCCTGAACGTGAGGGATTGAATGGCCTTGGTCACGCTGACGAACCTTCTCGCCTATGGCGATTTCGAGGGGACAGGATGGACAGGTGCGGTGTCCGAATGGGCAACAGACCACGTCCGCTATGGATCCTACTCATGCAAGGTTACGGGGGACACGACATCCCCCGAGAAGTGCATCTATCACACAGGCGGGGCGTCTCTGACACAGGGACACGTCTACTATGGACGGTATGAGCTGTATCATGAGGGTGCACAGGGCAGTGCTGGCATGTACTGGCCGGAGGCGGAGCCCGCGTTCTTCGAGGGCCATGCCCTCGGCCCTGCTAACCAGTGGAACATCGTCAGCGGGAGAAATGTCAGAAGCGCGTGGGCGAGCGGTGCGGGGCAGACGGTCAGAATCGACTACAACAACAGCAACACATCTGGATCCGTATGGATAGATGGTGCTGTCCTCGTCGATCTGACTGCCGCCTTCGGAGCCGGCCAGGAGCCCGATTTGGAATGGTGCGATGCTAACATCCCTTTCTTCGTCGGGCAGACACAGGTGGATGACACGCCGACCATCAACGGCCTTGTCGTCTCACTCGTCAGCATACAGCCGAACCCAGCAGAGGTCTCCCAGACGATCCTTGCCAGCGTGGCCTTCACGCAGATCACCGGCACGACCCGCACGCTCCCGACCAACGCCTGGGAGGGTACAGGGCCGTATCAGATGGACATCAGTGTTCCTGATGTGACCGCCTCGATGCAATGCTTCGCGTTCGTCCATCATTCGGCCACGGTCCAGCAGAGGACAGCGGAGGCCAATGCCTGCCTGATTTGCTCAGTGCTGTCCGAGGGAGTTGTCAGGGTCCGCGCTTTGGCGACCAAGCCGAGGGAGGACATCCCTCTCACGATTTTCAACGGCGGCCTGGGCTCCATCAGAACCGTCAGCGTTCCCGCCTCCTCGTGGCAGGGCTCCGGGCCATGGACGGCCACGATAGGAGCAGGCTCCGCCCTCTCTACGGCTTGTGTGGGCATTCCAGACAGTGCGGACGATGACGACGCCTCGGAGATCTCCGAGTGCGGCATTCACGTCTCAGGAGTCAGCGGGGGCAATGTAACGCTCCGCGCTATACTGGCCAAGCCGTCGATGGATCTCACTGTCGGAATCGTTGGGGTGTAATTATGGCATTGCCGGAGATCATGAGCCGCATCTGGGATGGCGATGAGGCCGAGTACTTCACGCACATCGACATGAGGCGCGTGGAGTACAACGCCAACATCGTCGCCAGGGAGGCTGGCGTGGAGCAGGTCACTTTTGTTGAGACCGCACACGATGACCAATTCGATTATTCCGAGGCCCAGAAGCTGGAGAATCTGATCAAGGTCACGGCGGACGCCATCGGCGTCTCCGTGACTATCGAAGCCGCATGGGGGATGAATCGCTCCGTCTCCTATGTGGACTTCGAGAGATGGGAGTCCAACATCTGGGCCTGCTACACCGCCCTCGGGGGCATTGGTGATAGGATCCCGAGCGACAAGAAGCTCATCGCGGTATCCGCGACCCTTTTCGCCTCTGCCTGGCAGGGCACAGGACCGTACTACTACGACATCGACGTGCCAAGCGTCTATCCGGACTCGGAGGCCGTCGTATTCGTGCATCACTCCGCCGATATTTTCCAGCGTGTGGATGAAGCCATGGCGCTGTTGAGGGCGGAGACCTTAGCGGATAGGAAGGTCCGTGTTTGGGCGTTGAACACACGCCCTCGTCGTGACCTCCTGATCCGCATCTCCATGGGGGGATTGAGAATTATTGAGATCAAAACACTCACGGCTACCGGATGGACAGGTGACGGACCGTGGGAGCAGAACATCACCCTGTCCAGTGCACCCTCTGATGCCATCGCGGGCATCCAGGAGGACATGACCGACGACCAGGCTGAGGCTTTCGCCGCCGCCGGGATCTCGCCCTCTGCGGTCAGCGGGACGACCGTGACCATGAGGGCGATTCTGGAGAAGCCGACTGTGGACATTCCCATTGGAGTCCTCTACAACACAGGTGATGCGGAATGACCGTCGTGACCATGGCAAACACCGCAACCCAGGGCCCGATGGTTCCTGCAGGACATGCGCTCGTCTATTTCCAGATGAACACCGTTGACCGCCTGAATCTGGACACAGCAAAATTCCAGCTTGTGGGAGCAAGCTTGGAATACAGCGCAGACGCAGGCGGCAGGGCATCGGCTCTTGTGCCGATCCCCTCCAACAACCAGTACACAGTGCACTTGGAGCACAATGGCCAGTACTACAATGACGACGACCAGGTTCTAGTCCTGGAGTCCAAGGGCATCTATTGGGTCTATTTCGACCTCTTCGACTACCCACAGGTCTCCACGGTCATCGAGGTGTCCACGACCTTCAATGGCTCTGGCGTTTCGGGCGTCTCCGTCCAAGCTGTGCAGGGCAACGTCTCGATGTCTGCGATCACGCAGTCTAACGGCATGGCCACACTGCATGGATTGACAGCAGGGGATTGGACCATCAAGATCCCGGCGTACAACATCGAGGAGCAGATCACTGTCGAACAGCTCCTCCAGACCTACAGCTATGAGCTTCCGGGCATACATGTAACCGTTACAGGGTACAAGCCACAGGAAGCGCCGATCAATCTCACCGGACCCACGACTGGAACGTACTACTCCGATAACAACGGAAGCCTGTATATCGGCCCTCTTACACCAGGCTCATATACAGTATCATCCCCAGAATCAACCCAAGCTGTTCAGGTGTCCTCAACCATTGTCGAAGTCACAGTTGCTAGTGGATTCAACTCATATGGTGTCAAAGTCATGAGGACTGTTTCTGATCCAGAGGACAGATGCACATACTTTGGACTAGCCGCAGGAAAAACGCCTGCGAAAGGTCATAATCTGAATGGATGGGCAGGCAATGAACTTTTGACTAAGATTGCACCAGTAAGGATAGTCAATGGTCAGAAAGCGTATCTTAACAAACGCAATCTTACACAACTAACCAGCGGAACTGCATCGAATATCACAACTCTCGGAAACGATGCATTTGTGGAGTTCAAGCAGATCTGGTTCAAATGTACTGAGGATTCAGAAGCCACCTACTATGAGTTCGCAACATCTCAACTGTCTCCGGAGTTTACACTGAATCCGTGGATGCAGGGCGGGCAGGCGCAGTCTGCATTCTACATCGCCTGTTTCGCCGCAATAAATAGCTCCAGCAAGCTGTACTCCCAGGCAAACAGCTCACCAACAACTAGCATCTCAATAACCAATTGCATTGCGTATGCCAAGGCTCGCGGAGCTGGATATGACATCATAAGATGGTATCAGATGATGTTCATTCAGGCCTTCTTTATCCTACTCTACAAGTCCACAGACTGCCAGACAGCTTTGGGCCAGGGATATGTGGAAGGCTCATCCAAGCAGACCCAGAACCTCACGACATTTGACAATGACTATGGAATGGCAGGCAGTACATCTACAACACAGCAGATGGCGTTTCTCTGGATCACCAACTTGTGGGGCAACATCTATCAGTGGGTAGGTGGTGCAAAGACCGGCTCAGATTGTAGTCTGAAAACGATTCTGGGCAATTATTCGTCTGTCACGGATTCTGATTTTACAGACAGGAACACTTCTCCGAAGTCATCCAGAAGCGGATGTGTTTCGGACGTCTGCGGTGGTGAACATGGTGGATTCTTCCCCAAGACCTGCTCTGGATCGTCAACCACATTTTGGTGCGATAATGGCTATGTCAATGCGTCGTACTTCCCGTATTTCGGTGGGTACTGGAACAACGGTTCTAATGCTGGGTTCTATTGGTATTTCAACTATTCGGCTACCGACACGTCCTCCTATGTCGGCTCCCGCCTCTCGTACAACTTAGGCATCGCCTAAGTTGCTTACCCGCCCTTCGGGGCGGGGCTCATGAGGTGTTTTTCGAACGTTACGAAAATGAAAGGGGGTGGGACCGTGTAATGAGCGCAAGCTACGCCTGACACCAAGCTAAACCCATGGGCGGCAAGGTAAAGGCGATTTTGGTGCGATAATGGCAATGTCAATGCGTCGAACTTCCCGAATTTCGGTGGGAACTGGAACAACGGTTCTAATGCTGGGTTCAATTGGAATTTCAACAATTCGGCTACCAACACGAACTCCAATATCGGCTCCCGCATCTCATGACACATCACGCTCCATGCCCGGCCAATCGCGGCGGGGAACCTGGAGGTAAATCCTTGCAGCCATGCCTCTAGGCAAAACAACACAACAGGGCCCCGTCGTTGGTACTCTCGATGCGTCGAGCGCAGGAAGGCGACGGTATATCCATGAGAGGGCTCACGGATGAGACGCATCAGAAAAATAGACGGTGTGGAGCTGTACGACATCATATGCTCCAGGGAGAACGTGGAGGCGGCTGTGCAGGCCGCATGCCGCGACCATCACAAAGATCCCGCAGTCATCAGGATCAGGGAGAATCCCGAACCATATATCGAAGCCGTCATAAAGATTCTGAAAAGCGGATCGTTCCACTATTCAAACTTCAAGACCAAACGCATCTTCGAGCGCGGAAAGCAGAGAAACCTCTGCTATACCCGCACATTCCCGGACAGGATCATCCAGCATGCGGTCCTTCAGGTCGTCGGCCCGATCCTCCTGGGAACCTGTGTGCGCGACACTTATGCGGCAATCAAGGGGAAGGGTCTCCACAGGTGCAACCGCCAGATCAGGGAGGACATGCACGACGACCCCGAGGGCACGGAATACTGCTTCAAGATGGACGTGTCGAAATATTTCCCAAGCATCGACAGGGACAAGCTATTCGCACTCATCAAGAAGAAGATAAAATGCCCTCGCACCCTTGAAATCCTCAGCCGCATGATCTTCGAGGTCCCAGGCAAGAAGGGCCTACCCATCGGGCTTTTCTCCAGCCAGATCTTCAGCTCTTTCTTCCTGACCTATTTCGACCACTACTGTAAGGAAGTCCTCGGAATCCCTTACGCTTATCGCTACATGGACGACGTCGTGATCCTCTCTGGAAGCAAGTTCCTGCTGAGGCAGTACAAACATCACATCGAGGCATATCTGCATGATTTGATCCTGACAATCAAGCCGAACTGGCAGATTTTCCCGGTGGAGGCCAGAGGGGTCGATTTCGTGGGATACATCTTCCGTCACGACTACATCCTTCTCCGCAAGAAGATCAAGATCAGCTACATCCGGGCTTGCAACTGCATCGTCCGTGCTGTCAGGCATGGCGAGCAGATCACCCCGCACATGATGGCGTCCAAGATCAGCTATGAGGGGTGGATCATGTGGTGCGACGGCTACAGATTGGTGGAGAAGCATATGCATAGGGTTGACATCGCGCTCGAATTTGGTGCAGAAGCAGTACCGGAGGCTAAACCTCATGAGATACGTCACAGCAGTGCAGGGCTCGCAGGCGCAGAAGCCTGACGACTTCGAGAAGAACGGAAACAGGATCTATTCGCGCGGGAGCATCCAGCGCATCACAGAGACCGACGAGGAGAGCGGGGAGACGAGGGAGCTCTGGCAGTATGACGAAGTCGTGCTGACAAAGTCCGAGTATGACAGGCTCCTTGCCCTCGATTCCTCATTCATCAGCGAGTGGAGCGATGCGGCAAGGAACGCCGAGCGTCGCGCCAGATATGAGAGAATGGACGTTCAGGTGTCCCGTCTAAGGCGCAGAATCGACCTGGGAGACACATCGGCACAGTCCAAGCTCCAGGAGGTCCAGGAGTACTGCAAGACCGTCAGCGCGACGCAGAAGGCCAAGGCATACCCCCTGACCGTCGAGTACCCGGAGGAGCCCACCATCGAGTGAGGCTCCTCCTCCAAACCCCTTACCATAAATTGTCAATAAACAATCAACGGTGTTAAGTATGTTAACACTGTTAAACTCGACGGTGACTATCCATGGACACCAAACACATCATTGGAATCATGGTTGCTGTCGCCGTCATTGCGGCTCTCTGTGCCGTCCCTGTCGCCGACGCGGCAGAGACGACCGATGGGAGCACCGACGAGCCTGCAACCCCCACTGGAGAGTACTCCGTATCTTACGAGGTCAACGGAGTCACTTACACTAAAGACAAACTCACCAATCCCATCACACTGGAGACTCTTGCAGGTCTGGGTGTGACTCTCGCAGATAACAAGGATTTCAAGGGGTGGAAGCTCATCGACGGAACCGACTCCACCATCTACGCCGCAGGATCCTCCTACAACATCACTGACGGCAAGGTGGTCAAGTTCGAGGCGGAGATCACCACTATTGAGTACACTGTGACCTTCACCGAGCCTTCCGGATCTGTCATCAGCACAATCTCCGACATCGACATCGACGAGACCAAGACCATCACCAAGGACCAGATCCCTGGAGTCAAAACCGAGGATACCGCAGGCTATGTCATCCCCGAGGGTTATATCTTCAAGGGCTGGAGTCTCAACGGAGAGCTCGTGGATCTCAACGAGGACGGCTCTATCACCGTCACCGGGGACATGACGCTTGTGGCAACCTATGAGAAGGACGTCGTCGTGACCTTCGTTGTCGATGGTGTGACCATCTACACCCACACCATGACCGGACTAATCTACCCAGATGATCCCGTGAAGGACTCCTTCACCTTCGTCGCCTGGGCTCTCGATGGTAAGAACGTCCTGCTCGCTGGTGCTGACATCGACAGCCTGACCGCTCTCAAGCTTGAGGAGGATGCCGTTCTCACTGCCGTCTTCGAGCCTGCCATCTACACTGTCACATTCACAGTGGATGGTATCACAGCAGTCACGCAGACCGTCAAGCACGGAGAGATGGCCACTGAGCCTGCATTCATCCCCGCCAAGGAGGGGTACAACTTCGTTGGATGGGGTTACGACTTCACCAAGGCAATCACTGGAGACACGATTATCGCCGCAGTCTTCGAGGAGATCCCTCCCGCAGAGCCCACAGGTCTGGCAGATCCTGTCAATCAGACCATCGCAATTGTCGTTGCAGTTCTGATTGTCGGACTCGTCGCTCTCGCTGTCTGGGCGCAGAAGAAGGGCAAAATCGCCTTCTCCAACCCTGTCAAGAGGGTCAAGACAGAGGAGAAAGCTGAGGACAAGACCGAGGAGGAACCCAAGCCTTGATGCGGTGGATCGCGGACGCTCTGACCTCGACATGGTTCTGGGAGCTCAGGATTGCGACCGCGACCATCAGCATCCTGCTCATATGGAGTGGAGTAATAATGACCACAGAAATGATCGTCTACACGCCGGTGGACTTCCTGCCGGCACTGCTCATCATCGGACTGCTGGTGACTGTCTTCTTTACCGTCATCAAAGCCAAGAAAGCCTTCAATGACACCGTCAAGAAGAAGCTCAGGACTGGCGAGATCACTGAGGCGCCCGCATACGGCATCGACTACCTTGCCGCGAACGTCGGCGTGATCATCGTCGGTGTGGTCGGTGCTTTCATCGTTCCGGGACTCGTCTACGAGATCCTTGGGGCCACGCCTGACATCGCCGGATGCGCTGTCATCGCCGGGATCTGGTCCCTGGTCATCGGAATCAAGGGTGTAACATCCTTCGCTGATGCCATCGACGTCTTTCGCGACTCCGGTAAGATCTCCGATCTTGAGGCTCAGGCGAAGGCCCTGAAAGAGTCCGAGACCAAGAGCTGAGCAAACGAGGGGGCAACCCCTCAACTTTAATATTTCAACACTGTTAACACCAATGCGGTTGAAATCCCAGAGTACTTGCGACGGATGCGCTTCCAGGGTCGCCGCGCAATCCTGCCTGCCGGTCGTCCCTCGATGACCTGGATGCATGCCGGGCAGGGTTCATCTTTGTATGTGAAATGTGAGCTTGTCTTTGTTCTCCTTGCCTTTTCCTAGCCTTCATTATAATAAATTATTTATATATGTAAACCATACAGTTTACATAGAGACGGGAAGAAAAGCCCGGCTGGGAGAGAAAGAAAATGGCAACATTCGAAATCGGACAAACATACAAGACGAGCAGCTTTGGAGACCACAACCAGATCCACAGAATCACTGTCGTCTCCAGAACGGCCAGGACTGTAACCCTTTCGGGATACATCGAGGGCAGGCGCAAGGTCTACGAGTTCGACGGAGACGAGTGTGTGAGGGCTGGGAACTACAGCCTCGCACCTATCTTCTGCGCCTCGGAGGTGGCCTGAATGGCTGAGGACAGGATCATAGTCCAGCTCGGCGACAACCTGGTTGCCCTGTCTGTCCACGAAATCGAGGATGACGACGTATGGAAGGCCATCGAGGACTACGACGAGAGGCACGGCACCGACCTGTGGGACATGCTGGACGAGTCCACCGTCCTGGGTGTTAACCTTCCTGAATACAGCTCGGTTCCTGAGATCGAGATTGTTGAGAGCAGGATCACAGGAACACGCGCCCGCAGGATCGTGGAGGAGGCCAGGAACACCGCACAGTGGGACAACGACGGACAGGACGATAGTGAGTGGTTTGCTATCCAGAAGGGCGTCACCTCCGACGGATGGCCGTTCATCGTGCGCTACGCTTTCCCCCTGGGATTTGATCCAGAGGGAGATGAGGACTGCTGGGCCCACATCGAGGGCGTCACGGTCGTCGGGCCTGCCATGTCGAAGGAGCGAATACGGGAACTCGACGAGCGCATGCCCGATCTTATCATGAGGTTCGGCCTGTCACCCCGTGAGGCGCAGGCCGTCATCCTCTCTGACATGGGCAAGGGGCCGCAGGAGATCGCTGACATCCTCGGCGAAATGCTTGGGATCAGCATGACAAGACAGAGCATCACCAATGCGCTCCGCAAGGCCAGAGTCAAAATGGCGATAGATCAGGATTGAAGAATGCGCGAGGTGTCCGACGGCGACAAGCGGCGAAACTGGAACGCCGCCGGACGCTGGCACAAGACCAGCAGGCGGGGAGTGAACCCACCTAGGATAGAGAAGGTAACGGGGTTTATTAAAACCCCGAATGCGGACCCCCGCATATCTATCTCTCTATCTCTATCTATCTCTCCCACGCTTGCATCCAAACCTTTTGGCACACGGATGGGAGGATGTGAGCATGAATGAGAACAAGTCATGTGAAGATGGATTTGAGAGAGACAGACGAATGGTTGGATCATCTGCGTGAGACCGGAAGGAAGGCAGAGACGCTTAAGACGCACCGCAACAACGTCAGGCAGTGCATCGCATATCTGATGGCAGTTGGAAGGCCGTATGACGCAGAGAACATTACCACAACAGACATCCAATATCTCTGGAGAATGATCGAAGCGAAGGAGAGCGTTCGCATTCAGTACATTTCATCGTTCGGAGCCATGGTGGAGTTTCACACCGGCCGGAACCCTTTCAGGCAGGCTGATCTCCTGCGCAACCGCGAGACCAGAGACAGGGTTTTCATCAACAAGGCGGAGTTCTCCGCACTGTGGAGAGTGGCGTCACCGTTCCAAAGACTCGTCATGGCGCTGGGAGCGTTCATGGGCCTCCGCAGGGTTGAGATGCACCAGATCAGGGATTGCGACATCGACGGAGACGTTATGACAGTCCACGGCAAGGGACACACTGACGAGGGACTGGTTGTGAAGGTCAGGATCCCGGAGCCTGTGATGGGGCCGTTGAGCGAGTACCGCAAGTGGAAGAGAATGCTGAAGGGGGAGATCGTGGATGATTATCTTTTCCAGAATCGCGGCAGAGATGGGAAGATCAGACAGGTCAACATCTGCAAGATCTCGGACGCGATAACTCAGCTCCACAAGGACACCGGGATCAGAGTGACGACACACAGCTTCAGACGCTTCTTTGCGACAACGTTGTACTATGACATGGAGAGCGATGTGCAGACAATCAAGACGCTGATGAGGCATGCAGATGTCTCCACGACATTCCGGTGCTATATCGACGCTTATGATGTAAGAGAGCGCGAGGCGAGCGAGAAGCTGGCTGGATTCCTGACAGGACTCATCTCCTGACAGGCTCTATGAACCATTAAATACTCCAAACCTCTTTCATCTATTGGGCGAAACTGGATTTTAAGGTCGTAGGTGCAAGCAATTGCACC